AGGAAGCGTCGCAAATATTGAGCATTTCCCAAAAGCAGATTTATTGGTTGGTTGCTATCCATGCCAGGGATTTAGTCAAGGCGGGGTTCGTCAAGCTGATCGAAAAATTAATACTCTTTATTTAGAGTTTGCACGAGCATTAAACTATATAAAGCCAAAAGCTTTTATTGTTGAAAATGTCTCCGGGATGGTGCGTAGCAATTTTGAACATTTATTAAAAGATCAGTTTAAAGTGTTCTCAGAAGCTGGCTACAAAGTTAATTCCCAAATACTCAATGCATCTAGTTATGGTGTCGCTCAGGATAGAAAACGAATATTCATTGTTGGTATACATGAAAAATTTGGTATTGACTATGAGTTTCCTAAGGCAACCCATGGTTTTGGGCTAGATCCGCTGTCTACAATAAAAGATGCGATTGGTGACCTTCCCGCTTGGCCAGAAGGGGAGTTTTATGATGCAGATTTTCATTGGTATTACTTATCTAGAAATCGCCGCCAGGAATGGTCGCAAATTTCCAAAACGATAGTTGCTAATCCAAGACATATGCCGTTACATCCTGTTAGCCCCACGCTCGAAAAGTTGGGGCCTGATAAATGGCAGTTTACCTCAGATTTGCCTGCCAGACGATTTAGCTATCGTGAAGCAGCAAGATTGCAAGGTTTCGGAGATTTAGTTTTCCCTGAAACAGAAAAAGCATCAATGAATATGAGATATACTGTCGTGGGTAATGCAGTGCCGCCTCCTTTATTTGAGGCGGTTGCTAAATCGTTACCAAATATATGGGGTTAATTTAACTTACCCTAATATTTTGACGGATAAGGTATCTTATGTGTTTGATGTTACTCAAATGAGATATGTCTGGATTTCGTAACGTTAGTCGAATTAAACGCAGTCTATCAACATATATGGCTGCACCAATATCACTTAAATGAGCCCAATCAGCATTGGGCCATCTTAAATCTTGAGGCAAAAAGTAATAGTTTGTCCAAGGATGAATCACAGGTAATAAATGCAACATTTTTGCAGGGGAAGCTTCTAATTGTTTTGCCACCCACTCGTCTTTAGAGCAACCGCACTGAGCAAAAGCAATTGGAATAGACGGTCTATTATCCGCCATATCATGCCATGCTAACATATCAATCCCGCCATCCCCCCTGTCACCTGCTTTGAAATAATTCGTACCAAAATTTGCGGTGCAACGGATATCATTGGCTATTTGAGTTAGTTTGTTAATTAATAACCCTGTGTAAACACCATTATTCCCCGCACTAGCCCAGCAAGGGGTTACTGTTGTGCCAACAGGCATTAAGCTTGCAAAAATAGGTAGGCATATTTTCTCGAAGGAACTTGTGAAAATATGTCTTATTTTGGTCTTGATATATTTAATGTTTGCACTGAACAGAAGAGCTATATACAACTTTTGCGCCTCGGAATACTCATTATGATTATCACTTTTTAGATAAACTGTATCCTCATTTTCGTCAAGACGAAACGGATAATCATCGCCAAATAAAGCTATGCGAGTGCCTATGAAATTTACTGCATCATTCCATTTGGTATCGCTAAAACCTCTGCTTTTAGGCTTAGGCTGAGCAGTGAAAATGCTTGCAAGTTCGCCTCTACTGAAGCTTTTATCAATGCTAACAGTTGCCCATATCTCTAAATAGTCAGCCCATAAATAAGGCTCATTGTCAGGAACGGAGTCTAGTCTCTCTAACATTATCTTTAATCCCTGCTCTCATCCCTTGCATCTTCTCGGGAGTCTTCAATATGCCTTTTTATCCTGCGAGCTATGACAGCAATTTCACTAGCATGAGATTCTTGTTTTTCTGAGAATTTATGTGTTTTTATGAGCATTTCCCAAACAACTCTCAAGCCTGATTCCGCAAGATTTAATGCTTCTTCCAGTGCTTCTTCTTGACCATTTGTATAAAGGAAAGCTTCGTCAAGGCTTTTGGATTTGACTAAATTATCTACAGCAGAACTATGAGCAACGATTTTATTTAATTTGGAAATGCTGCGGCTTTCACCGATGATAGTATCGCCTTGCTGATCTTTTACAAAAAACCATGCAAATAATTTATTCAAATTATGAAGTTCGAGGCCCTCTGCATCAACATCATTCCTATCTTTAAGGCCTATCCATTCTGTGATGTTTTTATAACCCAATGCTGTAGTTATGTAAGAAAAGTCCACATCTTTTTCAGTCATCGGTAATTCAAAAAAATCGTTGTCTGCTGCAATTTCATACAAATTCAATGAGGTAAGCAGGAGACCTACATAATAAGCTTTACTTCCAATTTCCTTTGCTAAAGATTTAAATAAAGTATCATAGGCAACACCTTTATAAAAAGTATCGCTAAGCTCTTTTAAATATTTAGCTTTTGAAAGAGAATCCCACTCTTTCACGCCGGTAATATGCCTATAACCTATGTATCTAAGCACGTCCTCGCGATTATCATAGACTAAGCAAGGTAAAACAGTAGGCTTATGCAATGCTTCATCTATTATAAGTTGAACACTTTTCTCTTTTTTCTTAGGTGCATGAAGTTCGTTATTTAAAAGCTTGACCGCAGCAAGACGTCGATTACCTTCAACAACAATGTAACCGTTGTCTTTTTTTACTACTAAAAGTGGTTCTCCAGGAAAATAGTTCTGCTCACCAATAGATAACATTAGGTCCTGAACACTTTCGTCATCTAGCATTTCTTCGACAACTGCAGTATCAGAACTTGCTTTGTCATTTAACCGGTAAAAACGGGGGTTTTCAGGATCGAAATCCAAGTTTTCCGTTTCTATGTATATAATTTTGTTGGACATGTTTCCCTCATTTCTCACCAAATTTCTGTAGCTTACCCATAGGGCTTAAAAGTGTCATCTTTAGTTGATCTAACACTCAATGGTCAGTACGATTTTTGTTCATTTCGAAGATTTGTTATGACTGGAAAATTTTTAGCCCTAGACAGTTACAAGCGTTTATTGGCTGTACTGAGGCTTACAGATTAGCATTATAATCTTCGATATGGCTTTCATTCTTTTAAGTAACAATGCATGACTATGCTGCATGAATTCGCATGATCCCAAAAGGATCATTTATGCCCCGGCCCGCCAGTTCTGTCGGGCTTTCGTTTATGTCCTGCAGGTGCATGAAAACCACATCGTAAAGCGCGCAGGCGTGGCGGGGGTACGAGCGCGCGCTGGAGGGTGTAGCTGTGCAAAATGCGGCGCAATTTCCGGGGCGCTGGCGCTTCGTTTTGATGTGGCTGAGGATGAGGGGCAAAAAAAAGAGCGCCTCGCAGGATGCTGCTGAGGCGCTCTGGTGGGGGGGTAGTTATAACGTCATTCAGGGCGGCTGTCGTCTGCCAGGTCTAGCGTGTAGGGTGCAAAGCGGATCACCTCTTCGCCCAGCCAGGCATTTAACTCTTCAAGCCTTTTCTGTAATGGCATCAGTTCGTTTCGCACGAACACCCGGCTGGCCTTTTCAACATCGCCAAAGCCGCCTGTATTGTTGGGGATGATACCCATCATCTGCGGCGGCACGCGATGCGCGGCCATCATGTCGTCACGGCTCACGTTCTTGATATTCAGAAACTCATCCTTAGCTGCCACCTCTGACAGCGGGATGATCTGAATCCCGTCCTTCTTCCCGTTCGGCGAGTACATAAACAGGTTGCGGAAGTTGCCCGGCCCCTTGGCGCTTTTCATTGCCTGGCGGATGTTGTTCACGTCTTCCTGATTTTGCGCCGCGTCGGTCATATACATGATGAAACCGGCGTGACTGCCGTTCAGGTAGTATTTGCGGCGGAACAGCGTTGCCGACTCGTTTAGCAGGGTGGACGGGATCGCCGAAAGGTATTCCGGCAGGCCGTAAACCTCCTGATTCAAATCCGGCTCCATCAGGTGAAACACGCTGCCTTTGGTGAACTCGTAGGGCTGGGTGTTCATGCCATATTGAACAAACCAGTAGGTGTCTAAATCGGTGCCGCGTCGGGTGAATTTTGCCAGTGCCGGCTCAAGCGCCAGCACGCCGCCGAGCCTGTTGGTGCGCTTCTCCAGGTAGGCGTTGCCAAACACCAGATAGTCCTGCACAAAACGGCTGAACGCCTGCTGGCTCAGCAGTGGGTGGGGAATGAAGGTGCTGGTCAGGATGTTGCGCTTCACGTTGATCGGCGAGCTGTGATGCACGGCGGCGCGGAACGTGCGCGCCAGCCCGTCAAAGCTCACCGGCGGTTCATACCACTTGTCCATCACCACGCATTCCACGTAGTCCAGCAGCTCGCGGCGGTCCAGCACCGGCACCGGGTCGCCAAAGGTGAACGCTTCTGCCGCCGGGCCGCCTGTCATCTGTTCCTGCTGCACGGGCTGCGTGCGCGTGCGTTTTCTGCGTTTGCTCATTTAAAAAATCTCCATAATGTTGCCGGTGTGGGCGGCTTCGCCCTGTAGCGGTTCGTTTGCCAGCGCATGCATGGTCGCCCACGCCAGATCGGCATGGCTGGCTTCTTCGCTGCGGCTGGCTTCATAGGTCGGGCGGTTGCCGCTGGCCGTGGTGGCGCGACGGATTGCCATGAATGACTGCGCGATGTCGAGATGTCCGGCGTCGAACTCCAGACGCCCGCTGCTGATGATGTCGAACGCCTTCAGCACCAGGGCGTTTTTAACGTTTGGGTTATAAACAAACTCCTTCACCGCCGGATAAAACATCTTCACGTTCTCGTACACGCCGAGGCCGACGCCGGTGGAGTCGATGCCGATATAGGTCACGTTGTACTGCTGCGTCAGCTTTTTGATGGACTCGGCCTGCGCGCGGAAGTCCATGCCGCGCCACTGGTGGCGCTCCAGAATGCGGAACTTGCCGCCCGGCACGGCAGGCGGGGCGATCACCACGCACCCGGCGCTGTCGCCGTTCTGCGTACCTTTCGCCGGGTCATAACCGATCCACACTTCGCGCCAGCCGAACGGCCGCAGCGCCAGCGCTTCGAAGTCGGCCCACACCTCCCAGCTGTCCACCATGCACTTCTGCAGCAGCTGCAGCGGGAACACGGACGCCAGGTCGTCCACAAATTCGCACATCAGCAGGTTCTGGTATTCCGGCGGGCTGTATTCGAGGCGCAGCTGGTCGAGGTCAAACAGGTTACAGCCGCCGCGCACGGCGTCCTCAACGGTGACAATCTGGCGGAACTGGCCGTCATCGCAGAAGCGGCCCGGCGACAGGTTTATGTGCGAAAGGTCGATGTCCACGCGGTCCGCCTTGGCGCGGCCACGGTTGAACAGGCCGCCGGACCAGAACGGATAGGCGCTGTGCGTGAGGCTTGACGGGGTGGAGAAATAGGTTTGCCGCCACTTCTTGTGCAGCGCCATGCCGGACGCCACCTTGCGCAGCTCCTGAAACTTCGGGATCCAGAAGTATTCATCCAGGTACAGATTGCCGTGATAGCTCTGTGCGGTGCGGGCGTTGGTGCCGAGGAAGTACAGGCACGCGCCGTTGCTGAGCGTCATCGGGTCGCCTTTCAGCTCTACGTCCACCTCTTTTGCGAACTCAATGATGTACTGCTTAAAAACGTGCGCCTGCGCCTTACTGGCTGAAAGGAAAATCTGGTTGCGTCCGGTGGTCAGCGCATCCAGCAGCGCCTCACGCGCAAAGTAGTAGGTGGCGCCAATCTGGCGCGACTTCAGCACGTTGCGGATGCGGTGCTTGTTGCCCGCATCCCACCACTGGCGCTGGTAGCCGAACATGGAGCCGTGGAAAATCTCCTGTAATTTCTCCACCTGCTCGTCGGTAAACACGTTCTTTTCTGGCGGCTTGCGCGGCCCGCTGTTGCGGTTCGCCACGTTCGGATTGAGATCCGCCTCGTTACCGCCGTTGCTGAACTTGCCGATGCGGGCATGGCGCTCGGACTGGCGCGCCAGCAGGTCAATCTCCTTAAAGTCTCTCCCTTCTTTTGTCTCCTTCATGATCAGCTGGCAGTAGCGCGCGGCGGTGGTCAGCTGCATCTGGTCAAGCGGGCCATAATCGCCCCACTTGTCGCGCTTCTTCCAGCTGTGAACGGTTGCGGGTTTCTCTCCCAGCATTTCAGCAATGCGGGCGATACGGTATCCCTGAAAGTACAGCAGCATGGCCTGCCTGCGGGGATCGAGGTCTTCGGGGGCGAGTGTCGTTGTCATGGCCCCAAAATACGGCCCCGCCGATCCCTTTTCTGCCGTCTGCCGTTGTGTGGCTGCCCGCACAACGTGCCCGCGTTGTTTCGATCCCCTCTGAACCGCAAACATAAGGCCTCAAAGCGATTTACCCAACGGAGCCTGACCTATGGCAGTTAAAGCAAAGCGTTTTCGTATCGGGGTGGAAGGTGCCACCACGGACGGGCGCGAAATTTCCCGCGAATGGCTGGTGCAGATGGCCGCCGCCTATAACCCGGCGGTTTACACCGCGACTATCAATCTGGAACACATCAAATCTTACTCGCCGGACAGCACCTTTAACCGCTACGGCACGGTGAGCGCGCTGGGGACAGAAGAAATCACCGACGGTCCGCTGGCCGGAAAGCTGGCGCTGTATGCCGACATCCTGCCGACGGAATCCCT